TGCCGGCCTGCCTGCGCAATCACGCTCGCGATCGACGCGGCCAGGCCGTCCACCACCGTCGTCACGTCGCCCTTGTGGGTCCGCAGCGCGTTCGCGATCGCGATCCCGTCGAACACGTCCCCGCCGCCAGAGTTGATGTGGCACTCGACCGCGCCCGCCAGCCCCGACATCCGCGCCGTGAAGTCCTTTGCCGACAGGCCCTCGGAGAACCAGCCGCCCTCGCCGATGTCGTCATACACGTCCACCCGCGTCACCGTGGCCTCAGCCCGGATGCGGCACCTGATCGGGTATGACGTCATCGCGTTCCCGCTCCAATCCGGTTCCACGCGGCCATCTCCGCCAGCCGGTCCCACGCTGGCGAGCCCCATCCCGCCGCCCGCCGCAGCATGTCCGCCGGAACGCCGGCACCAGCGCCGTCGCCGCCAGCAGGAGCGGCGGCAGGCGGGGCGGGCACCCAGCCAGGCGGAAGCGCCGGAGCCTGCGTCGCCTGCTCAACCACCCGCATCCGCGGCGCCCCAACGAAGTCGCACACGTCATCGGGGTGGTATCCGGCCGCCACCAGTGCCGCAATGGCCTCGCTCTTGGTTTTCAGCTCGAGGTTGTCCTGCTCACGGTTCACCGGCGTCGGCAGCGAGAAGTCAAACTCCACGCCCTCGCCGGTCTTCCCGAAGAGCGGTAGCAGCTGGTAATTGAAGACGCCCCGCCACCGCTTCAGCCTCGGCTCAACCGCCCAGCTGGAGTAAACTTCCTCGCCCGTCTGCGCATTAGCCCTGTTCACGTCATCGGTTACGCCGGTCATTACCTTGTGCATTCGCAGGGCTTCCCTGATAATGTCACGAGATACCGAGCGCAGCGCAGCGAAGTCCATGTCGCGCATGCTGTGAGCATTGGGAATCCATGTCGCGCCATTTTCAAGGACGGCAATCCTGTGGGCCCGCGCGACCCCCCGGTGCGTCTCCCGCCACCGGTCAACCAGCTCATCAAACTCACCCTCTTGCAGCTCATGGTCAAGCTGTATTACACCACCAGGTTCCGCGCTATTGACAAAGTAATTCTTGTTCCACTGTGCCGCATAGCCCGCGGCCTCAATGTCGTCCAGTACCGACTCAAGCGGCCCGCAGCCGCCGTAAATGTCATCCGGGTCCGGGTACCGGTTATAGACCACCTCTGTCACCCGCAGCGGGATCATCTCGCCGCCCGGCGCCTTGTACGCCCACCCTGCCAAGTACTTCCGCGGGTCCGCCACCGGGATCATCCTGTCCGGGCGCACCGGCCACAACCCCAAGGGCACCGGCGAGATGCCCTCCATGTCATCGACGATCCAGTGGCACTTCCCTGTCGTCTCCATGTAGATCCCGCCGAGCTCCATCAGCGTCTCGCGCGTCCACATAGTGACCCGCTTGCCGTCCTCGGTGATCACCGCCGGCGCGGCCAACAGGTTCAAGGCCGCGTGCTGCACCACTTCGGTACGCGGGTCACTGCCCCGGTCGGACGTCGTGTACCGCACCCGGCCGTCCTGGGTAGGCGTCCGGTACAGTGCCCAGTCCGTTCCGGCCACCGACTCTGCCAGCAGGCTGATGTTGCTCCGGGCCGTCCCGTTCCGCTTGTACGCCTGGATCAGCGCTAGGTCCAGGTTCGCGGCGCCCGGCGAGCTGGGCAGCACCCGGATGCCGCCCTCACTGAGCGGCACCGGCGGGCCGCCGGCCTTCGGCGCCAGCATCCCCAGGAGCGACCCCATAACGCCGCCAGCAGGTCATCAGCGAGGGCGACAATGCGCCGGGCGTTCGCCTTGAACCACGCGTCCAGCTCATCTGTCCACAGGTCGCGAGGAGTACGCACAGCTTCCGCCAGCCTGCCGGCGGCCTGCGCCACCTCGGCCGGCGGCCGCCCCGGAAGCCGGTCAGCAGCCAGCATCAGGAACTGCAGCCGGTACCGCTCTGGCACCGTCTCGATGCCCCGGACGCCAGCGCCACGCCACAGCAGCCGGTGCCACCACCGCCGCACCGGCCCGGAAGCCCTGGCGGGCAGCAACTCAGCCAGCCCGGCGATGTCCGCGGGCATAAGCCCCGCACCTTGAACTCAGCCACGAGGATCGCCAGCCCCAGCCCGACTGGGCCCGCCACCGGCCCGAGGTGCCACGGGACGCGCCACAGGCCCTCGTCGGCCGCCGCGAGGGCCGCCACGGTGCCGGCGTGGTCCCTGACGAGCGCCATCACCCTCGACGGGCGCCGCTGGCGCTGCGACCGCGAGGGCAGTAGGGCCCCGACCATGCCGAGCAGCGACGACCCGCCCGGGACGGTGCCAGCAGCCACGCGAGCCTCCCGGATCAGCCACTAGGGGGTCAGACGTGACCAGCGTAAACTAACGATCGTTAGAAGTCGAACGTAACCACTGTCAGACACGCGAGGTGAGGGCACGTGCCTCCGCTGCGGGACGCCAGCGAGCTCCTCTACCCAGCCGTCTGCGCCACCCTCGCCAGCCTCAGCATCGACACGAAAGACGGCGGCAAGGACGCCGCCGCCGCCAAGCTCGCCCAGCAGTACGCCCGCCAGATCGACAGCGCCACCCCCGGCAAGGACTACGCCTACGCCCTCCGCTGGCTCGGCCCCGAACTCCACAAGGTCCTGGAGTCACTCGGCGCAACCCCCGCCGCCCGCGCAGCCATGAAGACCACCAAGCCCGGCACCGATGCCAAGCCAAACCGCCTCCAGCAGCTCCGCGACGCGCGCGGCACGTAAGCGCTGCAACCACCCCGGGTGCCGCAAGCTCGCCACCCCCGGCCGCAAGCGCTGCCCCGACCACAAGCCCGGCAACGCCGCCACCGCCAGCCGCGGCCCCGGCCGCAAGCTCCTCGGACGCACCGAGGCCCGCATCTGGACCAAGCCCCTCCGGCCACTCACCCGCAAGACCACCCGCGGCTACGAGGTCATCGACTTCGCCGAGATGATCGGCGAGCCCCTCCTCCCCTGGCAGCAATGGGCCGTCATCCACGCCCTCGAGCTCAACCCCGACGGCACCTACCGGTTCCGCACCGTCCTCATCCTCGTCGCCCGCCAGAACGGCAAGTCCCACCTCAAGCGCATCGTCACCCTCTGGCGCATGTACATGGACGGCGCCCGCGAGATCATCGGCGCCGCGCAAGACGTCTCCCTCGCCCGCAAGCAATGGCAAATGTGCCAGGCCACCATCCACGCCTGCCCCGACCTCGAAGAAGAATGGCAACGCGCCCGCAACGTCAACGGCGACGAGATGTTCTGGGCCGCCGGCTGCACCTACGCCATCAAGGCCACCAACGACAAAGCCGGCCGCGGCGGATCCAACGACGAAGTCAACATCGACGAACTCCGCGCCCAGCACGACTGGAAAGCATGGGGATCCCTCTCCAAGACCACCATGGCACGGCCCCGCGGCCAGGTATGGGCCATGTCCAACGCCGGCGACGACAACAGCGTCGTCCTCAACCAGCTCCAGGCCGTCGGCGAAGCCGGAACCGACCCCTCCCTCTGCCTCCTCGAATGGTCAGCGCCACCCGGCTGCGAGCTCGACGACACCACCGCCTGGCAGCAGGCCAACCCCGGCCTCGGCTACACCGTCAGCGAAGCCGCCATCCGCTCCGCCGTCGCCACCGACCCCCCGAACGTGTTCCGCACCGAAGTCCTCTGCCAGCGCGTCGACCAGCTCGACGGCGCCATCGACTACGAAGCCTGGCAGGCCTGCGCCGACGCCGGCGGCACCATGGACGCCCTCCGCGACCGCATCGCCGCCTGCTTCGACATCGCCCCCGACGGCCAGCACGCCACCCTCGCCGTCGCCGCGCTCCTCGACGACGGCCGCCCCCGCATCGAAATCGTCCGCGACTGGCCCACCGCCGCCGCAGCCCGCGCCGAACTCCCCGCCCTCCTCGCCAAGATCCGCCCTAGGGCATTCGGCTGGTATCCAGGCGGCCCCGCCGCCGAGATGGCCACCCTCCTGCGCCCCCTCGCCCTCAAGTACAACCGCCACCCCGGCAAGCGCGGCGACGGCGAGCTTCCTGAAGACGGCGCCATCACCGGCGGCAGGGCATCGGAGGCATGCCAGGAGCTTGCCGGGCTAACCCGCGGCCGCGCTGTCGTCCACGCCGGGCAAGACCTCCTCGACACCCACGTCCGCGGCGCATCCAAGCTGTACACCGGCGACGGATGGCGGTTCACCCGCCGCGGCGAAGGACACTGCGACGCCGCCTACGCCGCCGCCGGGGCCGTCATGGCCGCGCAAGGACTCCCCGCCCGCAAGCGGGCCAAAATCAGGATGATCGTCGCCTGACCGAGGTCACGCGACGTCACCGAAACAGCGATGGTGACCATCCGGGGAGGGGGAAATGGAACCGTGCGGCTCTGGTGGGCCGCCCTCTGCTGGACTTTGCGGCGTTGCAGCGTCAGCGTTTAATGCGAATTAGTGCGCGAGTGCGATGTGTGTTTGTGGTGGTGTCACCATTGTGTGCGCTGCTGTAGGGGCGGGTCGGCGGCCCTGGTGCTGCGTCGTCCTGGCTGCCTGAATCCTCCGCCCTCGGTAGCGGTCTTGGCTAGGTGGCATGGGCGGCAGAGGACTCGGAGGTTGTCGAGGTGGTGGGTGCCGCCCTGTGACACGGGCTTGATGTGGTCGACGGAGACCCGGTTGCGTGAGCCGCAGCGGTGGCCGTTCTGGGTGAGCTCGCAGCGGCCCCCGGCGCGCCGCAGGGCCAGGGGCCGGTTGCGGCGGTACTCGGGGCTGCCGTAGGTTTCGGCGTCCCGGGCGCGGTCGGCGGGGGTCTTGGTCCAGGTCATGGTTCTGGGTCGGTGGCGAGTAGCTCGCGGATGATGGTGGTGAGGTCGGCTTCCCATGCGTCGTCGATCAGGGTGGTGTGCTTGTGCTCGCCGGGCAGCGGCTCGCCGGAGAGGAGCCGTGATCCGCTTGGCTCGGTCCACGTGACGTCGACCCTGGCCCAGCCGCCTGATGCGTAGGCGGCGCAGTCGGTGGTGAACTCGACTGAGCCGACCATTGGGTTCGCGCCGGGGACGCGGTTGCGGAGCCATGCGGCGGCGCGGCGGTCGTACTCGTCTGGCGTGGCCATGGGTCCATGATCGCTCATCAGGTTGCCGGGTTCCTGCTGCCGATCTGCGCGCTGTTGCCGGAGCGGGTGAAGGTCAGCTCTACGCGCTTGCCCTGCAATGACGCGGGTGCGCCGTCGTCCTCGAATAGCCACCAGCGGGAGTGGTTGTCCGGTGGCAGGCCTTCGCTGGGCTTGACCGGGCGTAGGCCTTGGGGCCATTGGGGGTTGCTGGCCATGAGCTCGTCGGAGCACAGGACCCAGTAGCGGGCGCTCACTAGTTGCCGCACCGGCAGTTGATCGCGCCCCGGTGCCCGTTGAGGCACTCAGCGGTGTCGTAGCGCATGATGCTGTCGGGCCGGTGCGGCTCGATCTTGCTAACTGGCGCGTCGCAGATGTCGCACGTGCCGTTCTTGCTGGCTAGCTCGGCCTGCTCGGGTGTCCAGTCGTCCGGGATGGCCGAGACGGCGATCTTGCCGGTGTGCACGTTCCGGGCCTTGAGGCGTGGCGGGATGCCGTCGGCTGGCAGGTGATCGGGGATCTCGTCCATGTTGTTCACGTTCACTAGTGTGCCTTGAGCAGGTGGGCGGGTGGCAGCTCGGCGAGCGGCACGATGGCAGGGTCTTCGGTGACAGGCACCCATTCGCCGCCGGCGTCGCGCGCCCACTTGTGGCCGCCCTCGTTCACCGCGAACCGGTAGGCGACCATGAACGGCGCGTCGATCAGGTGGAACTCGGTGCGGTAGGTGTCGTTCACGCGCGGGATGTGCTCGCGTGCCCATGCGATGCGCTCACGCCAGTGCTCGCCCATCCACTCGCGACTCGTGGCGTCCCATGTGGCGATCGGCGGCGGCAGGTCAGGCATCGCTTAGCCTCTCGGCGAGCCGGGCGAGCGTGGCGGCCGCCTTGAGGTGGCCGTGGTCCTCGAGCCGCCATGCCAGGTCGTCGGCGCGCAGTTCGAGGCGCTTGCGGAGCGGCTCGGGGTGGGCGCTTGGCGAGTCGCCTGATCTCGTCGCGCATGTCGGGCCTGCGGAGTGCGGTTTCCATGGTGGCGCATGGCAGGCGCCTGCCGCCGATGGTGCGGTATCCGTCGTAGCCGCCTTGGTGGTAGGTGCGCCACCAGAGCGACCGGTCCCAGTAGTGGAGTGACCATTCACGGGGTGGCAGCATCGCTGAGCCTTCCGCTTTTGGTGACTTCGCCGTTTTCGCGGATTTCCCATTCGCCGGGTTGCATGTCGGCGTTGACGATCAGGTCGATCGTGCCGATTCGCGCACATAGATCTGGCTTCCATGGCTCGTAGGGCTGCGCTGGCGCGGCTTCCAGGAGCATGGGGGCGACGTCGGGGTGGCAGTGGAGTTCGGTTCGCTTGATTCTCGGCAAGCTGTTGGCGTAGGCGACGAATTCGGCGAATGTCGGCGGTTCGCTCTGGTGGTCGTCCAGGCTGGTGCACCAGGCGATGCGGCCAGTGCCGCACTTTACGCACATGCGATCACCAGTCCTCCGGTTCTGGGACGTCGTATCCGGCGATCAGCTTGTACGCGCGGCGGGCCAGCTTTTCGCGCCAGTCGTCGAGGCGGAACCGCAGGCGGGTGCGCCATGGGAGCGGCGCGCGTGGCGGGCGGGTGTCGGGGATGACGCCGGCGTCCATGAGCAGCTCGTTCGGCACGAGGATGGTCGCGGACAGCTTGCGCGCCGTCCATGTCTGGTCCATCGCGCGGGCTGTCATTTCTGGCGTGAGCGTACCGCCGAGCGCCTCTGGGATCTGGCCGGGTGGCGTCGGCTCGGCCAGGCCCCATCCGTGGCCCCTGGTGAGTACCTGGTCGATGAGGCGCTGGTCGAAGCCGCCGAAGAACCCGTCGAACCCGTCGCCGGTCATGGTGCCCATTCCTGCCGGTAGGCGGGGTGGCTGGCGAACCGGGCGGCGCGGATCCTGGCGACCTGCTCTAGCGTCTGCCTGGCGGCCTCGTCGGCTTCCTGCTCGTCCGGGTCGCGGCCGTCGCTGATGCCGTCGGGCAGGTCGCGGCCGGGCTGTTCTTCGAGCATGTCGAGGATGGCGCGGTCGGCAGCGATGTCGCGCAGCACGCTGGCCGGGTCGTGGCGGGCGATGTGGGCGGCGTCGGCGCGCGTGCAGTCCCCTTCGTAGGGACCGCCGAGCAGCTCGGCGACAGCGGCCCCCGGGTCTTCGAGCACCACGATCTCGATGGCATAGAACCCGGCCGCGCTGTGGTCGTCCTCTGGACCGGCCTGCCAGTTGCCCGGCGTCGCCGCCCTGGCCGCCGCTTCGGCCTCGTCGAGGCGGTCCCGCCAGAACGCGATCAAGGCTTCCATGCCGCTCATCCTCCCGCGCTCACGGCAATCTCGGCGCTCTTAAATCCGCGCGCGGCCTTCATGTACTCCAGATCTTCCCAGCGCATGCCTGGTGGCAGGCCAACGAGGACGTACCACTGATCGCGGTAGCCGCGCATGTGCTGCATCTGGCCCACGTACCTGACGTTGGGCGAGTGCGGGTTGACGTCATAATCCCGGCACCAGTCGCGGAAGCGCAGGTAGGTGGGTGCGATGACGAGGATGCGCTCGGCGGGGTTGCCGTTCACGACCTCGACGGCCAGCATCACGTTGCCGCCTTCCCGCCTGGCCTGCGCCGTGGTGCCGTCGTGCGCGCGGGCATCGGCAGTCCGTCGAGGCTCTCTACTTCGATGACGCTGCCCGCCTGCTGCGGGCCGGTGGGCGCGGGGCCGCTGACGCCGTTCTCCTGGTGGAGGATGTCGTCGGCGTGCTGCTCGGCGATCTTCCGCAGGCTGTCGAGTAGCAGTTGCGGCGGGCTGGCGGGGTCCCACCAGCGTGATGGGGTAAGGAGCGCGCGGCGGTGCGCGGCGTCCATCTCTTCGCGGTTCACTGGTCGCGCTCCAGTGCACCGCGGGCCACGTTGCGGGCGGCGTCATCGGTGGTGATGAGCAGGATGTCCTTGAGTGCCTGCCTGAGGGCGGCGTGCTTGCGGCTGATTCTCTGGATCTCGTTCCGGTGGAGGGCGCAGCCGTCCTGGTCTTCGCTTGTGTCGTCCATGGTCAGATTCTCGCGGTCGCGGTGCTCGGTAAGGGCGCCGCGCCTGCCGTCCTGCGAGCGGTCGCCAGCGTCCAGCGTCGGGCGCGGGAAATCGCGGGCCTTGATCTTCGCCCTGCGCCCGTCCTCGTGGTGCCACACGATGCCCTCGTACGGGTGGGCGTGCAGCCACTTCGCCAGGCCGCCGAAGTCGCGCGGCGCATCGGGCAGCACGTCGGCCCCGTCGTGGAAGATCAGCAGGTGAGTGCTGTAGCCCTCCGGGTTGCCATTGACCCTCGGCCCGACTAGCTCGTACGTACCGGGATTGCGGTACATGCCATCGCCGCCAGCCAGCGTGCCGGCAGTCGCCTCGGCGTGCAGTCTCGCGAACGAGGACTGGTCGGCGGGTTCCCACCCGACGGTCTTGCCGGTTTCCGGGTCGGCCTCCAGCGCGACGAACCCGGATGGCGCGGGCTTGCCTTCCTTGACCTCGCGGCGTGCCCACCAGTTGCCGTCACGGTCGAGCATGAAGCAGGTGCCGTCGAACTTCCGGGTGGGCACTCCCTCGCCAGCCAGCACCCACTCGCATCCGGGCGTGACCTGCGGCAGCACGTAGCGGCGGTCGCCGTCCCAGTCACGGGCAAATAGCGTCGGTATCTTCCTCATCCTCAGATTCTCCATAGCATCCGGGCCGCGCGGACGTGGCCATGATCGATGAGCCAGTACCCGGCGCGGTTGCTGGCGTGGTGGACCGCGAGGCGCAGGCGGGTGCGCCAGGGCAGCGGGGTGAGCAGCACCACCCGCTTGTGGCGGGGCGCGCCCTCGATGGCGGCGAGCCACGAGATCCTGAACGCTTCCACTTCAGCGTCGCTCATCACCGCGAAGGCGATGTTCGCGCGCTCTTCGGCATTGGCGATGATGTTCACCGGCTCCCACGCGAACCGGTAGCCGTCGGGCAGCATCGTGCTGAGCTGTTCCGCGAACCCGTCGGCGTTCCGCCGTACCTTCGCGGTGAATGCGGCCATGTCGGCGTCAGCCTGCTCGCGGGCGCCCTGCAGCATGGCCAGGTACTCGTCTCCGGCGGTCACTGCTCGTCCCGCCGGAGCCGGTTCCCGCAGGCGACGGAGTCGCGGCAGATGTAGCAGCGCTTCCCCTCGCAGACCCACGAGTAGAGGGTCTCCTCGGTGCCGGGGTGCTCGCACTGGGCGCACTTCGGTCCCTCCTGGTGCTCGTAGCGGGCGGCGAGCGTTTCGGCGATGATCGCGGTCATGCTGGTGCGGGCCTCGAATGCCTCGCGGCGCAGGTGCTCGTGGATCGCGGCGGGCAGCCGGATCGTCATGGC